GGGGCCTTTATAGTTGGCCAGACTGCCTTTAGCGTTACGTATAAGTAACCAGGCTCAACTCCCAGAGCAGAGTAACCCTACCTCTGCTCACTATTTTGGAAATCACTGCGTTCCAGCGAATAACTCGGGATGCCCTATCAACAATTCTTCATCGGTTATGATTGAAGTAAAAGTCGTTATCTTAATTCCCGTCTTTAGTCTCAGCAAGTACAATCCTTTGGCAATGTTATATTTAAGAGTGTTTAACTTGTCTATAGGAGACTTATTCCCGTAAGGAGGTGTAAACAACCTCACTGAGCGACCCAAGCTCGAGTACAAAGCTATCTCAAGCTTTGAGATAGCCCTAGTTTTTGGTTCATTGATGTCAATCACATCATCCCATAACCACCGCATGAATTCATCAGTCATTACGCTCAGTGAATCATTGGTAACGGAAAATGTCCACTTTGAACCCATGACGGTTATAGTTACTTCCTCCGACATGTCTACAGACCTTTTGGTCATATCTTCTTCATCCATAGTGATGTAAGTATTAGGCTTGTAAGTGGTACTTCTTGGAAGATAGGGTATAGAGGAAGTGTAAACATCTTCGTTCATAAAAAGCTTATGGACCACATTCGGAATAAAGTCCTCTCCTTTACCAAAATGCAAGCCGGAGACAGATAATTTCTGCATATCATCAGATGCCCTAGCATCTTTAATCATGGAATATTCAAGACCGAAATTTTTGAAAACTGATTTGAATTTGGATACCAGATCCGGCATGCCAAGCTTCTGCCACTTTATAGTTTTCTCTTCATTCGGAAACATTATGGATTTGATTACGTTGTATAGAGGACCGCTTGTAAAAATTTCCTTATACGCACTGCTTGATGGGTCAGTTACATCATTCCTGCGACACCTTGTTGAAATATCGAACTGACTCATAATGAGACAAGCTTGCATGTAATGCAGCCCGACCGGGTACATCCAGGGTAGCTTGTATTTCTTAATCATGTTATAACCCGTGAGATTCGCAAGAGTATTGTTCTTTTTACCATCAGGCAGTGTCTCCTCAGCAGCTGACAAAGATACTACTTCAGCCATCTGCTTTCTTATGGTCTGAAGGTTTATTAAAGTATCTTTAAGCTCACTTGAAGGAGCTCTGAGCTCTGATAATTTAGCATCATGAATGTCTTCAGAGTGTAGATAAATCAGTTGATTTCCTTTGACTTTTCTACCAATATAAGTGAAGGAATGATCCGTTCTTGAAGGCCAATTATGACCAAATTCTCGAACAGCTATAGTTTCGTTACCATAGCTCTGAATCATTAACATATCTTTTGATAAAGACACAACTTGGCCACTACTCAATATCTTATCTAGAAAACCCCTCAACTCAATGACATCAGCGGTAGCATCTGATACTGATATAGCTAGCTCTTTGATCTCTTGGTAGGTGGTTTCGGCCAAGATCTCAAGACCAAGATTGTTGTTCAAAAACTCATAATTTGAAAAACTTGGGTTGTCAAACTTAAGAGCGCACTTAAAAGCTTCCTTAACCCTCTTAACAGTGCTCCTATGTGCTTCCAAAGTCGGCCTTTTAGAAATCAATCTCTCCAAAGCGAGCATAAGAGCCGCTCTCGATATGATTCCATTTTCTGTCTTGACCTCTTTAACAGGATCGTTCGCCTTGAGATATTCCCACATAGACTCAGCTGTGTGGTATTCAGCAATTGTTTCCCAAGTGCATATTGAGAAGTCTTGCATGTCTTGTATAGAGAATACATCCTGCAGAAAACCAGCCTCGAGACCGTATCTTATCACTATAGGAGAAGGATTTGTTAGTGTCATAGCTACATATCTACTCTTAAATTCTACAAAAAGTAAGCTAGAGTCATTCTTCCCTTCAAATGAAAAGATCTTAATTAAAAAAGATTCTAACGCTGATAGTTCCAGTTTCTTGATCTTCTTAACGTTCATTAAAATGTTCATGCTATATCCTCCTTTTTACCACGGTTTCTCTTTGCTGCGATATCTCCCACACTAAGATTCGCTTCATCCATAAATAATCTTTTTAATCCACTACCTGAAACGCCAGTCACATCAGAACTAGCTTTAGGATCGATGGACTTGCTATCTTCCAATTTTCTGGGAATGTGAAAGGATCCATTCCCTCTGTAAACTTGCTGACCCATGAGATAATCATTCCCGTACATCCACAGATTCATTAGTTCATCGAGAGAAAAAACATTAAGGGGATCTTCTCCTGGAATATCAACATTGATCGCAAATTTCTTATCAGCCAGATCCCCAGCGCCTATTAATTCCGATGGTTCCAACATACCCTCAGATCTGGAATAAGCCAGAGCTCTAGGTTTATTAACCAAAAAACTAAGAGGACAAGAGCCTATAACGTCTTGCATTAAGTAGATAGGATTCTTCCATGTAAGGATAACACCTATTCTTTTCTTTTGAGCCGCTATGCTCGAATGCAAATCTTGTAGGAAATTCGCAACTGCGAGAGGCAAACCACTTTTCGATAATTGACCGCCCATTGCCGTTAATACAGTTCTGAGACTATCAAATACTGTCAGATCGTCACCAGCCATAATTAACTTCTTCGCGTCTTCCAAATTTAAAGTAGCAGCATCTTCCTCTCCTATAAGAACGACTTCTTTAAATAACATCTTAGCTAATGTGGATTTACCCCTTTGAGGAGAGGATACTATGGCTGTTAAACCATAAGGTAACTTAAGTTTCGCTTCTTTTTCCGTGCTCACATTGGCCTCCCTAATGTGTCAAAAATTTTTAAAACTTCTTCGCTCGTAATAGATATGAACCATAAGCTAGGATAATCATCCAACGAGTACTTCCACAATAAAGCGGACGGGTCTGATAATATATCATCAATAGCTTTTGCTGGCATACCAGCCAATTCTGCTGGAATGTCACTCAGTTCATCCCAGTCTTCCACAGATCTCTTCCAATCTTCGATGGGAATCCAGTGATCAGAGAAAGATTCAATAATAAATTTGATGTCATCTTCATTTTCTTCAACAACAAAATATTCAAATGAAGACATTAACCCGACGCTCGGAAGCGCTTTATCTGATAGTGGTCTCTCAGGACTAAGCTTTTTAACAAATCCGGACACTCTAGGTAAAAATTTACCGTTTTCCAACTTCATACCCAGGAATAAGGGTGGATCTTCTTCTTCAATACCCACCTTAGCTAGCAGGTCCATAGCTTTATTCAGCATAACTTCATCATTGCTAGAGAGCACGTTATCATCTCCACCTGATAGGATAACTATCGGGCCTTCGTGTCTCAAAAATTTCTCGAGAGAACAATCATCTGGTAGAACTTCTCTGATGATAGTGTATATATGAGATACAGCTAATAGTTTACCTAGATCTGCTGTAGCAAATATCCCACTAGGCAGACCAAGGTATTCTCGCTTTGGAAACTGCACACAACCAGGATATACTAAACTGTCCTTATTACAACTGTACAATAGATTATTAGCTTCTTTGATCAATTCACGATTTTCGTGAAAGAAGTCTAAGAATCTGCATCTCAGAACATCCTTTTCTTGAGACAGAGGAATCTCAGCATACTTCGACCATTTATTTCTTTCATCAGCGAGTTCCTGCAGACCATCAATATCGCCATTCAGCATCAAACTGCATGAATGTAAACCTAGAGTGATATCTCTTTTGCTATAGGCCAGCAAAGGTCTGCTAAATGAAGAAACATTAAGTCTCGGCATTTTTGGAAACTGTTTCTGAAACTCATCAAAGAATATGTTTAACATTAATTCTGGAAAGTTTTTATCGAACTGGGGATAATCAAGAGCTTTGCTGACGGCCAGGAGTTTGTTATTCATGGAACCATCTTCAGGATTGTGATGAAACGTCAGAGGAAATTCTTCAAAAAAGGCAGCTCGAAATGGAGATTGCAGGGCTTGCATAAATATGTTAAGCACCATGTAAGCGAAGATGATTCTAGCTCGTAATAAAGCTAGTTCTCTCATACCCGAAAAATGCGTCACACCCTGAACTCTGTTTTTCGTCCATCCGTCTACGAATTTGTCAGTCTGAATCCTCAATCCCAATTTGACCTCTTGATACTTATCAACGTCCTGCGACAAGGTACTTATAAAAGTAATTGGATCATTAAGAAAGTCTCTTTTCAAACTATAGAGTAGCTCGACGTCTCTTACTCCATAAGGAGCACCAGTTAAAGAATCTTTCTTTAGAGGTACAGTTACAGGTTTAGGATTCCTGAAGAACAAGTGGAGCATATCATACCAAACTTTTTCATCAACTTTCCAAGTCTTAGAAGGATCGGGAACTTGAGGTAGTGGTAAAGGTATTTGACCAGAACAAGCAGCGTAAGCAGCCTCATCATATCTCTTCCTCAGGATCCTCTTTAGTGGTAGAACTTGCTTGTCCCATACTCCCGGAGCTTGCAGTCCCTCCGTCTTCTTTCTCTTCTGCATTCGTAGCCTCCCCGTTAGTTAATTCCATCATTTTATCTCTTAGACTTTCGAGAGATATTGTTTTAAAAACTTCTTCTCCAGAGAACCACTTTTTAACTCGATCATCTGAAACTTCGTTACGATCGGTTAAATCTGGTATATTACCAGTCTTTATGAATTTTCCATTGACGGACTCCACGACTGAGTTCCACACATGTATCAATGTCCAAGCTGAAGGGATGGGATCGCAATCCGTAGTTCTCGCTTTCAATTTACAGTGAGTTAATTTCTTACATGCAAAACAGATAGCTTCCTTCTGAGAGAACATTAATGATTTGTAAAACTCCGATGGGTGTAATTCCAATCCAGCTTCAATAATATCGCTAATTGCCGAAAAATCCCATTCTTTGAAACCGGAAGTTTCTAATGGAGCGTCATTTACGAACAATTCATTAGATCCAGGTCTAATAACAGCGGAATGGCCATTGTTAAATTTTATTGTTGCATTGATACCTTTAGTTCTCCTTCCAAATTCAATTGAGGCTGATTCAACACCACAAAAGAAATGTTTTCCCATCACTAATCTAGTGACGAACCCTAATCCAAAAGCTCTGAGAATATTCTTAAAAAAGGGGTGCCCTAATTTAGGTTTTAACCATCCTATAACTCTCTTCCACATCTTGTAATTCTCCTTTAGTTAAATTAATTAACATACTTAAACTGACTCCTATAGGATGTCCAGTTTTAACTCTTTTCTTAACAAAAGTAAGAACGAATATCAAAAATTTTAACCTACTCTTGGCTAGATGATATCTAATGCTGATTAGTAGCATCGTCCATCGAGATGGGTTCTTCATGATGATCGCCTGATTGCTCCTCGTCTTCATTTTCATCGACTCCTCCTTTCCTTTGTACAGCATTGTCGGAACCACCCCGTTGTTATTTCGGGGTTTTCCTCCAGGAAGTCCTCCAGAGTTTTTGGAGTCTCTCCCGCCCTTACTATCCTTATGCTGTCGTTATGCACGACTGCACTAAGGAGCTCAGGATCACTCATGACCGAGGCTACTGCGCGGAATAAGTCTCCGCATTCCAGTGCAGTAGCAACCACCTGCATGGTCAGGCGGATACTTTTCTCCACTCCGTCATTTCCTACGGAATAGAATTCCGCGTTTCCTCGGAATGCGCCCCGTCCCGGACGGTACTTAATTCCCGCCAAGGTCTCGAGAGCGCACAGTTCATGCTGGAACTGTGCAATAAATCTTGCTTTAATTTTTGTGAGCTTCATCGTCACCTCCCTCATTATTTTCAGTTATACTTGAACCGAACAGGGACAAACTTTCAGTTCTTTCTTCATTTCTAATTGAATAATCTGAATTTCCTTTGGGTAAATCTTCAAATGATAGTGCATCTATATCAGATTTGGTTAGACATTGCCAGCCGGTCTCTGAAGATGCAGCTGCAGATATGTCAGCTAAACATCTCTCTATGATCACTTTGTATTTATCCAGATCTTCTTTTGAATGAGGACCATCATCACATTCGTAATGTACCTCATCATTGAACTTGAATGATATAGAGCTTGCACCAAAAACTCCTTTTCTCATCTTCAAATCCGTAAACTGGATCTGCTTGCCTGATTCAGTTATGATAATGACTTTCGGAGCGTACAAAGGGATGAGTACCTT